GCTGCAACAATATTAATCCTATCGATACTATTATTCATGTTTGGTTTATTGCTTAATGAATGTATGACATCAAAGATATATTATAAAATCATATGGCCTATAAGGAGAAAATCATGAAAAAACATTTAACCGCAGAAAGATGTAGAAGGCTTTTTATGTATGATAAGCATGAGATGGAGCTTTATTGGAAGATGAATACAGCTAATAGAGACACTTCAATTAACTTAATGAAGGTAGACAAGATCAAAGTATTAGGCAGGATGTATGATGTCTTAGATATAATTAGATCATACCATTATAACAACTTCCCAGTAATGACTTGCGGATAAAGGAAGGCAACCTATGGAAGGATTAACACAGGAAAGACTTAAAGAATTATTGACATACAATAAATATGCAAAGTCTTTTACATGGAATGTAAGCCAAGGAAACAGGAGTGTAGGTAGTACCGCTGGGAACTATCGACTAGATAGAGGATACCGAAGGATTGCAATTGACAAGAAACTTTATTATGTTAAAGACTTAATTAAACTTTACCTTAGTTAGGAGTCAAATATGCTGGCGAATCATGAAGACCTTTTAAGGGAAATGATGGAAGAAAAAGAATACAGAAAGGCAAAGATAAAGATGAGTCAAGAAGATATGGTTAAGGCGTTAATTAAGGAAGGTTGCTTCACGGTGAATGATGGCCGCTACTTTGCACATAGATCCGGTCTTGATGTAGCCGTAGATGTGCAAATGCCTGAAGGGTATACTGAGTATTCTAATTGTTTTAGCACATGGGAACAAGTAGGTATTGAGCAAATAGATTATCTTTATAAAAAGGTTATAGGTGACTAATGGAAAATCTAATGGAAGGGATAGACCATTTAACAAGGGAAGAATGCCTTAAACTATTTACCTATGAAAAAGAGTTAAGATGGTCGAACGGTCTAGACGTAGGAGACACACAGGTATTTACTATCAATGGTGCTGATTACAATGTACGAGCTATTAAGCAAGCCCTTTATTATGACTCGTTTCCGGTATGGTCTAATGAAAGATATGAAAGAGGTGCAACTAAAGCATATAGGTGCCCTGAATGTGGTAATGTTGGGTACCTGGAAGACTACCAAAAAGTTACCGATAGATTTCCGAAGGCATGTTGTCTTAAACTTTTAGAGGAAATAGAAAATGGAAACAAATAGATATGATGAAGCCTTGAAACCATTAGATAAACCGGTTAAACAAATAGTCGATAATAGGTATAACAAAATATTAACTAAAATACCTAAGAGGATATAACGATGATAACTCAAAACGAAAGAGAAGTTATTGAGAACATGATAAGGGATTTAACAGGTTGCGGCAAGGATGTTGACATAACATCCATCCATGAAGAAGTAATTGAATCCTTGGAACGTCCAGTATCTTCCAGACCTGGCCTTATAGATATGATTAACTACATGTACATGGTTGGAGAATATGACTTAATAGAGAAATTAGATAAAGGACGGCCGTACAAAGCTATCTCAAACTTTAGTCCTTGGGTTGGTGAAGATCCAAATAAGCCAGCAAGGTATGTTGATTGCGTCATCCCTATGGCCAAATATAAAGAAACACTAGAAAAACATAGGTCATGCGCTCTTCCATCTTGGTATCTTGAATTAAATTATACATGGTAACGAGGTTACAATGGACACTAGACAAGTCTTAAGAGATAAGGAAAAGGATAAACTTATAAAGAAAAGGAATGTAGGGATTAAACATAATTCATATAACGAGTTTTACCTATGTACCAGCAGCGGTTTATCAAGATTTATAGACATTGAGCCTGAAGGTGATAGGGAAATAACACTTGACTTTCATAAGGAATGGGATGGTGTGCCTCTTGGCTTTATGGTATACCTTAATAATGTAGAGGGTTAATATGGATAAATTAAAAATGAATGAGTTGTTAAACCTTCCTTGCGGTGGAAAGGTTAGGAAAGTTTACGGTGGATTCATTTACATTGAAGAAACAGGAGCCGTTTTCGTACCGAATAATAAAAAAAGAAAGAAGAAAGCAACCATTGAATATAGTGAAGAATTAAGGCAGGCCATGGAGCTTATTTGGAAGGCATACCCATCCGGCAAGAGAGTATCTAAACCCATGGTGTTGAAGTCTTTATCAGCTATTAAACTAAATAAGAAAATGTTAAGCGAAATACTAGCAGATATAGAGAAAAGAAAACAAGATGGCAGTTGGCTTGATGATAATGGTAAATATATCCCAATGTTGACTACATATATTAATCAAAGAAGATGGGAAGATGCGGTGGGAACTTTTAACACTAAACTAGATAAATGGGATACTTAAAGGGGATAACATGAATAGAGAAACCGGAACCAGTAAATTGAATTACGCCAATTTCATGGTGAATGCAAGAGTTTCCTTTAATTGCCTTGAAAATGTTATAGTTGCTAGAGTTGAGATGATAAATAATTATGGTAACGAAATAGTTATACATTTTAGTAAACCTGTAGGAGAAATAGACGAAGATATAGTGGATTTTTTTGAATATATTGTATCAGGAAGCTAATTAATACAGTTGATTAAAAATAATAGGAGCTAATATGAACAGAGAAATTGGAAGGGCTATTATAAAAGGCACTGTATCTAAAGAACTTATGTGTAAAGATGATGTTATAATTCCGCATAATGTATGCACTGAAAAATATACATTTAGCGAAAAAGGATTGCATCGATATGTTGATGAAGACAGGTTTAATATAAGAACGGGCGAAATGTATAGTCCTATGACAGTTGATTTCGAGTATCAAGGGTTCACTGCCTGGCATAATGTACCTCTTGGGTTTATGGTTTGGTTGAATGAGATAGCTTAGGAGTGAATAATGATGTTATATAAAACAGGATATATACTTGAGCGTATTAAGGGGAAATGGTTTCATATAAACAGTACAACCATATGTTATGTTGAAGACCATCTATTGAGATTTAAAATTGAAGGAACTAAAGACGATGGGTCAAAGCATTTTATCAACTTGACTGAAAGCCCTTATTCAGTAACCGAAAAGATGGCTGATTTTTTATTACATGCGTTTTATAATGAGGTTAAGGAGTAGCGATGGCAATCAAAGTCTATTCACATGACATAGAGCAAGCTATATTAGGAGGCATATTGCTGGCTGGAGACAAAGCCCTTGTGAAAGTTAAAGAGATCATAGAGCCAGAAGACTTTTATGTATATGAGCATAGAGAAATCTACAAAGCAATCCTTGAAGTTGGTAACGATATATTATCCATTAGCGGATTCTTGGAAAAGCATGATAGAATACGATTCGTACCAATGGAAATGATCTCTTTGATTGTCGAGAATGTAGCAACTTCAGCAGGTATTAAACAGCATGCTCAATCATTAAGGGATATGTCAGTAAGGCGCAAGGTTTCTGATCTAGGCAAGGAGATTCAAGCATGGATTAGCCAGACCAATAAAGAAACACCGGACATACTTGCTTTAATTAAAAAACGGGTTCGGCTTCTGGATGCCAGGAAGGATAGGGTCCTTGAGTCTAATCTTACAGTAGCTCAAAATGTATATGCAGAGATTCAAAGAAAGATGACAACAAAGAACCATACTGTCGGATGTTTAACCGGTATAGAGACTATAGATGGCATGCTACATGGCCTTGAGCCTAAGACTTTAATATTAATAGCGGCTAGACCATCTATAGGGAAAACAGCACTAGCTCTAAATATAATTGAACATGTTACAAGGAACTATGACGGAAAATGTACATTCTTCTCATTGGATATGAGTTCTGAAGCTGTTATGATGAGGAGACTTGCTTGTGCTGGGCTGGTTGAGTTAGCTAATCTTAAAAAAGCTGACTTAAACGATAGCGAAATGGATAAACTGAACAGGGCCTTAAATATAGTAAGTGAGTCGAACGCTGTTGTTATAGATAAACCATTTTTTAAATCCCTGGAGAATGTTGAATCTTTCATTGCATCATATACGATGAGCAATAAAGTATCAGCTATCTTTATAGACTACGTACAACTAATGCATGTTAAGGCAAAGACTGGTAATAGAAATCTTGAACTTGGAGTTATCAGTAGCGCCTTAAAGTCTATGGCTAAGGAATACAATGTCCCGGTTATAGCTCTTGCACAATTAAGCAGGAACAAGGATAATACGAAGCCAAAACTAAGCAGTCTCAGAGATTCAGGAAGTCTGGAAGCTGATGCAGATGTGTGCTTCATGTTACATACCGAGTCTAGAGGTTCTATGGAACTTGAGATTGCATGCTTAAAGGCACGGGATGGTGAACTATGGCATTCAACATTGGCATTTGAAGGTAGGTACCAAAAGGTATACGATCAAGACCCAATCATTTATGGAGGATAATATGATTAAAACAGTAGGCACAACGATATGGATGGGCCGTGATGATATGAAAGATGCAATAATTAGATACCTTTTAGATCATAAAGATATACTGATTAACAAGGAGGACATAGTGATAGACGAAGGAGGTTGTACTTTAACTATATCGGTGTCATCGGAGAAAATCTAATGCCAGCAACAGAGTTCATATGCCCAGACGGAGGAAGGATACCTATCAAGCAATGCCTAAAAAATAGAGGGTGTAGAGCAAGCCAACGATGCGCTAGTAGATCTTACCTCAATATTGTAGCAGGGGTTAGAAAATATAAGGGAGTATCTCCATCCATGGCAGCAAGTAGTGCTAGAGAGATATATCTAAAAGCTACCACCAACTACGCTATCAATATTAGCAGTAGTGTCTGGTCTACGTTTGGGACTATCCTGCACGCTGAGTTGGAAAAGTATCCGATTGAAAAAGCGTTGACTGAAGTGAAACTTAAGGATGACTGGATAAGTGGTACGGCAGATTTGGTAGAACCAGACGAAACCAGGAAGGGGCATCATATTTTAATAGACCATAAGTTTTTCGGTTCATATCATGTGCAAAAGATCTTAGGTATCTCAGTCAACAAAGTAAGAATACCGGCGCTAGATAGGAATGGTAATGAAGTTTACTATAAGAGTGGTGTAAAGGCCGGTCAACTTAAGACCAAGAACTATAACGAGAAAACTATTAATAGGGCTATGGCCAGGAAGGAGTTGCACGGGGTAAGTCTACAGCAAAACTGCTATAGAATGGTGCTTGAAGCTAATAACTATAAGATTTCCAGGATGCAATTGCAAGTTTTCGTAAGAGATGGAGGGACGTTTTCGGCAAAGAATAATGGTATCGATAACAATATCATGATGATAGACATCCCTAGAATAAGAAATGAGGAGGTGAAAACTTTTTACAAATACTTAGAAAGAGATGTTGACAAAGCTTTTGAAACAGGCTATAGTAACATCTGCACTTCTGAGCAAAGTTGGTCTGGGCGTAAATGTTTAATATGCGAAGTTAAGGAAGCGTGTAAGATGATGGATAGGAAAGCTGGTAAGCTGATTGCAAGATGATAGAGGAGGAAATGAAAAAGTTAACACAAATTAGATTAAAAGAGTTACTGGATTACAATAAGTTTACCGGTGATCTTACTTGGAAAGTCAATAAGGGTAGAGCTAAGGTTGGAGACAAGATTAATACTGTCAGCTCTAGCGGATATGTTCAGGCGAAAATCGATGGGAAATTATATACTGCTCATAGGTTGGCATGGCTTTACACTTATGGATATTTCCCTGAGTATTATGTAGACCATGTTAATCATATTAAGACCGACAATCGGATTATTAATTTACGTGAAGTAAGCCCGTATTGCAACTCTCAAAACATGGCTAATAACACTAGCGGTTACCCAGGTGTGTCTTATATTAAGAGGGATTGTCGATGGATAGTTCGTCATACTATAGATGGGAAGCGAAAACACATAGGCTCATTTAAATCAAGGCAAGATGCAATAGTAGTAAAGGAAATATGTAAAACAGAAGACCAAAGATGTTTCACGGAACAAACAACAAAACCTTAACAGGAGAAATACGTTATGTCTTTAATAGCGAAAATGGATGGTACAGGTGAAGAGAGAAAACTAATTGATCCAGGCCTATATAGAGCAATCTGTACCACAATCGTTGACCTAGGTACGCATTATTCAGAGAAATATGACAAAGATTCACATTGGGTTCGAGTCATATGGGAATTACCAGACGAAATACATACCTACAAGGATAGCGAAACAGGCGTAGAAGAAGAAAGGCCAGGTAGGATCTCCAAGAAATACTATTCTATTAGCCTGCATCCTAAAGCAACTCTTGCTCAGGATCTTGAAGGTTGGCGAGCAAAACCTTTTACCAAAGAAGAGAGAGATGGATTCGATCTAGCTAACATCTTAGGTAAGAATTGTATGTTAAATATTATCCACGATTCCATACCTGGTGGTGATACTTTTGCCAAGGTAGCTGGGATAACCCCTATCATGAAAGGCATGAAGCCCGCAGTATCAAAAGAACAGCCCATTATTCTTATGGTCGAAGACGAAGACCCTGCGTGGATGAACGAATTCATGAAAGCTGACAGGGATAATTCAAAAGAAAGGATGGCATCCACCTATGGTCATGAAGATCCATCAAAAGACAAGCGGGAAGTAACTCCACCAGCCCCAGAAGAAGATGACGTGCCATTCTAATAAACTATTGGCGGGTAACTCCGCCATAATAGGAGGTTATATGTTTACAGCAATATGTAGAGACATCCCAGATAGTTTCAACCAACTGCTAAGGGCTATAGCAACTGAGGGTTACATATATAAGATAGACAGAGGTTCTTTTAAAGGTTCTTGTCGTAAGCAATTGGATATGGCAATGATTAAGATATGTTTTCCTTATGATTGCAACCACCATAACATGATTAACGCAATACCTGAAGGTAGTACAGTTCCTAATCCTGTTGATGATGATTTCCTCGAAGGTTATCTATTTGACTTACTATATAATACCAAAAAGGAAGGTGAAGACTATAGTTATGGAGAACGGCTCGATGGTCAAATGGATGCAGCCATAAAGATATTAAAAGATAATCAAGGCACTAACCAGGTTGTATTACAGGTTGCTCAACCATCCGATATGGAGCTAAGACATCCTCCATGCTTAAGAGAGATGGAGCTTAAAGTGGTCAATGGTAAACTAAATGGATATATAACTTTTAGATCTAATGATATCTTTAATGCCTATTTAGCGAACATAGCATCTCTTGCATTCATTAAGGATACTGTTGCTTATGAGTCGGCTATTGAGGATGGATGTATATATTACACCAGCTCTGGTTGCCATATATATGATCATCAAGCAGATGCAGTAGAACAATTACTCAATCTACCAAGGGGGTCTATCTTCGGAATATGAAAACATCATCAGCTAAAGCAAAAGGGCGTAAACTTCAACAGTTAGTAGCCAAGAAGATCTCTGAATTAACGGGCATACCTCATGGTAAAGACTGTTTAATAGAGTCAAGAGAGATGTCGCAATCCGGTGTAGATATCAAGCTAATAGGTGAAGCCAGGGATAGGTTCCCGTTCAGCGTTGAGTGTAAGAACTGTGAGAAATGGACTATGCCATCCTTTATAGATCAGGCCAAGAGCAACGTAATACCTAACACAATGTGGTTACTGGTCATGGGAAAGAACAGGGCTAAGCCTGTTGTATGTATGGATCTGGATGATTTCTTTGAGCTTATGAATGATTTATATTAAGGAGTACAATGGAAAAGTATCTTGCTACATGCATAAACGTACTAGACCTTGGAAACAATTTAGTCTTCAATAATATATACGATGGTCACATTGAAGAGCTAGGTAGACGTATAGCTATAGTATGGGAATTACATGATGCACCGATCAGGGTAATATCTAAAGAATATTCATCCATGTCTATAGAGAAAAGCACTGCATTACACAATGATTTAACGGCGTTAAGGGGTAAACCTTTTACGTTTAAAGAGAGGCATTGCTTTAACCTTGACAAGGTTATAGGTAAGGTATGCTATATAACTATCGATAAATTAAATCCTACGATAGTTACTGGAATACTAAGCTTAAATAAATAGAGGTATATATGAGCATAGTAAACGACATAGTGAAGAGCGAGTTAAACAGGTATCACGAGTATGAAACCGATGAGTTGTCCTTGTTTATCATAGCTGTGGAAGCTGCGGTTAAGAATAAACTAACGGCTGAAATTAGCTTCGGTTCAATTGACGGGTACATCTGCATAGCATTTAAACGTGGTGAGGTGGTTGACACCCTGGCTATTCCAATGACTGCTGCTGATATAGATCAGATTAAATATAGTTAAGGAAGCTTCATGGAGGATGGAGAAGGAGGATGGGTAAGAAAAAGTTAACACAGAAGAGGCTTAAGGAGCTGTTGAGGTATGAGCCGGGGAATGGTGAGTTTTACCGATTAGTTACTTGTGGTGGAATGGTTGAGGGATCTATTGCTGGTGGACGGCACCATAGCGGTTACTGGCATATAAGAATCGACAGGAAGAAATACAACAGATCACGTCTAGCATTCTTATACATGGAAGGTTACACCCCAGAGTATGAGATTGACCATATCAACAGGGTAAAAGATGATGATCGATGGGTAAACCTTCGGCACGTGACACATAGATGTAACATGCAAAATAAAGAGGTTAATGTTAATAATACATCTGGTGTGATGGGAATTTATTGGCATAAGGATCGTAGAAAATGGCAAGTGACATACTTAGATAAATACTTTGGTCTTTACCGAGATTTCTCTAGGGCATATTATGTAAACAAAACTATACGAGCAAAGTTTAGAACTTGCTTCACATAAGAGGGTAACTAATGGAAATAATCTATAAACGGATTGACTATTCAAAGTTTAAAAGCATTAGGATTAGGCCAATTTTTGACGTTCACCTAGGTAATAAGCTTACTGATGAAGCTGCCTTCAAATCCTTCATCTCTTGCAGGGATGATGATTTATTCTATATTGGGGGCGGAGACATAGCGGATGCGATCGGAATTAAAGATCCAAGATACAGCAAGAGTATCGATAAAACAATGTCTTCCGCAATCATAGACGAGCAGATAGGAATGGCATGCGACCTCTTAAGCCCTATTAAAGATAAGATTATAGGCTTTGGAACTGGCAACCACGAAGCAACTATACTAAAACACTCAGGCACTGATCCTACCAGACGCATTTGCAAGGCCCTGGACGTGCCTTACGCTGGATACTCATGTTACTACAAGCTTGCACTGAGTAATAAGGGTGGCGGTGGTCGTACAGTCCGTATACGGGCGCACCATGGTTATGGCGCAGGAAGAACTGGAGGTGCAAGTTTAACTAGATATGAAAAAGACCTTAAGTCATATGATGCAGACCTGTTCCTTTTCGGTCACTCACATGGTAAAGTCTTTAAAGCGTATCCTCAGCTCTCTGTTTCAGGCAAGAGCAACTTCATAGCAAAAGAAAGGTATATTATAGAGTGCGGTACTTTTCTTAAAACTTTAGAAGAGGGTATAACAAGTTATGCTGAGGTTGCGAATTATTTGCCTACAACCATTGGTGGTCTTGAGATTACGATAACACCACAGTCATCTGGTAGATTTAAGATTAAAGTCATGGAAGTTTAGGTAGTAACCATTAAGAGGAGAACTCATGTATAATATTGATAAGATAATAAAAGAGAGAGGTAATAACTATGGTGATTACATGGGTAATGTAGTTACTAGAAGTGGTATCATGAGTCTAGTTAAAGATCGTTATTTCGAGGTACATAATTCAGATATTGAACCAATAGAAGAGGCGTTTATATATGATATTGTAAATAAACTTGCCAGGATTGCAGCTTCACCACACCATATTGATTCTT